ATACAATCAGCAACATTTTGCCACTCTTTCTTTTTATATTTTACTAGCTTTAAACTCATTCGTGTTCACCTCCTGGATCGTTAGGGTCTAAAGGTACTTTATAAGGATTACCTTGTTTATCTCTTGCCCAAGTGTAAGCTCGTTGTCTACCAACGCTGTGATAATCATTAAACTTATATTCTAAATTTAAACTTTTTCTTGTAAATATAATTCCAGCAATTACTAAAACGTGAGCAACTACACTTGTTGTTAATGTAATACCATAATTTAAAAAGTTCATTGTCATTTGAGCAAATATAAATGCCCAAGTTGTTGCTAGTATAGTAAGTATTTGAAATCTTGTAACTTTAGGTAAATTAGATTTAAATGCTTTATCTTCATTAAATATCTCTGGTAATATATGTCTAATTATTTTGTATAAATCATTTACCATATTTACTCCACGTTTTATCTAACATATAAAACCATACACCATTTATCATAGGTTCTACGATTGCATCTGCGCCAGCAAGTTTCCAATCTGCACCTGTAATTATTCTATTACAAGTCATAGCAATAATTATGTGTCCTATTGTATAGATAACAGCACGACCAATACTAGTACCGATCATACTTTTTAAAGTTCTATAAATTCCGTTTCTAAATTCTGTCATATTGAATAAAAGCCAAAGTGGGGAGATAAACTCCCCACCTTGTAGATTGACTATGCGTCAATTGGATTAAGATCAGATTTTCTTACAGATACGTTATGATTGTTGTACTTAAATCTAGTACCATATAACGCTTTAATACCTGCAGCAACGATAGCTCTTGTTGGAGTACCAATTCTGTAGTATTTTTTTCCGTTTACTCTGTTACCGTAGATCATATAACCTTCGGCTCTTAAAGTGTCAATCATTGCTCTTGGTGATTCTAATTCAAATCTAGTTTGAATTGTTTTCCATGCAACGTTTTCACCTTTTAATAAAAGGTTTAACACCCTTTGTTTTTTAGATAGAGATTTTCTACCTCTTGTTTCAGCAGTTCTTTTTACAGTTTTAACTGAAACTAGTTTGTCTTTGACAAACATATTTACTAATGATTTAAACATTATATATTACTCCTTTGTATATTTGAGTTTATTAAATCAACTATTTTACAACCTGTTAAGGCGATTCCTTTGGAATTCTGTATATTAATCATCTTTTAAATCATCACCATTAAAAAATGTGTGAGCACCATCTTGTATATCTTTTAATTCTTGTTTTAAATCTTTACTCAATGGTAAAGATTTTTTCTTAATATCTAAAACATCACTATAATTAATTCTTGCTGACTGTTGTCCGTTTTTATGTGTTTGTATAGTTACCATTTTATTTACTAACTCTTGCGCTGGGTGTGTCAACCCAAAATCTCTATAAATTAATCCTCTTAATAGTTCAATAACTAAAGCCAAATCTTTTGTAAAGTTTATATTGTCTGTCTTAACAGCCAAATCTACAAATCCTCTTAATAAATTCATACTCATATCATCAGTGGCACTATCACAAAATTTTTTTGTTTGGTCTTCTTGTATTCTCTTTAAAGATTGTGCATCTCTTTCATTTAAATTATTCTTATCTGCTGGTCCTGTCTTACCTAAATCTTTAATTTTATCTGAAGGAAATAAAATAATTTTATTATCATCAGTCACTTATAACCTCACCTTTAAAGTTAACTTGTCCTTTATCAGCAAAGTATTCAACTAATTGATTATATCCGCCAATCAACTTTCCATCAATTTTAATTTGTGGCATAGTTCTAACTTTTTTACCAATGTCTTCTAATAGTGCATCGACAGACTTGTAGTCTTCCATTTTCTTTTCTTCGTAGTTAAGGCCAAGATTTTTTAGTAGTAATTTGGCCTTACCACAATATACACAGTTGTCTTTACTGTACACTATTATTTTCATTGTTGTCCTTTTTTGAGTTCATAAGATTATCCCAAGCAGCTTTTGCTTCACTTTTTAAGTTATAAGCATCTGTCGCTTGTTCTATTGTGTAATTGTACATCTTATTAAACTCGCCCATAGGAAGTCTTAAACCAACCCACGATCTGTAATAACCATTTTTTGTAATAGTTACATCTTTTTCAAAGATTTCATAACCTCTAACAGGTGTATCTTTGATTAGATTTACAATTGTTGACTCAACTTCACTCACAACTGTTTTAGTTTGTGTTTTACCAAGTTCAGTTACAAATTGTTTTGATTGTTTATTCATTTCGCCTTTGATAATATCAGCAAGTTCTGCTTTCGCAATCATCATACCTTTTTCAATGGCAAGATTTAAGTCAGGCGATACTGCTGTACCTACACCAAAAATACAAACTCTATCTTTGTTTTTACCAAATGTAGATGTATCACACGCCTTTTTCTCTGAAAAGTCATTCATATACCATTTAGGTACTTTTGTAAGTGTTTTACCACTTTCACTTTTCATACTGTAATGACTAGAACAATTAGCTAATAACAAACTAGCAAAAATCAAAGTCAATATTTTCATCATATTTTTCATTTTTTTACACACTCCTTTTTATAGTATATACTAATTCTTGTATTTTGTCAAGTCCTATTTGAACATACCCGATTATATCTTGTAAATTCAAGTGGTTTTGTTGTACAAGTATTATTAAAAGTGCAATAATGATCAGATTTTTAATCATTATTTTACCTCCCATTCACCGTTCTTTTTTAAACACGTTTTTCCGAACGACTTAAAAACGTGGTTTGGTCTACTGTAGGCTCTACAATATTCAGGTGTTGTTATATCTGAATAGTAGAATTGAGCAAACAATTCCCAATATGTAGGACCATCAAATTTTTTTCTACCATCGGCGCACTCCATTGTTTCCTCTTTTACAATATTATTACCTTTTTGTTTTATAATTACTTTAACATAACAGTATTGATTAGCCGAGTTCTTAGGAGTTATTGTAGTAATCTTATCATAATAAACTCCAGTGTCTTTCTCTGCTTTTTTAATTTTATCTAAAACAACTTCAACTTTACTTGTAGTTTCTGAAAAATCCATTCCTTCTTTAACAGCTGTTATGGGATAGACTTGACCTGATAAGTCGTGGTCATCTGCATACACCATATTACTTAATAACAATATAATTAAAATTATTTTTTTCATTTTCCTTTGTATTCTACCCATTTACCATCAGGCATTTGACAAGCAACACCAAAGATGGTATTTCGATTTACTCCGCCTACACCTATTAAAGGCCAATTGTTTGTTATATCAACAGCGGCACTATAATCTTTACATTTGATAGGTCCTTTTAAATAAGAGCTTGTTGTGTGTATAATACCACTATTACCTGTTTTTGAATTATACCAATTTGTGTATGAAGATGTACTAGGACCTGTGTTTAAATGATCTACAAACACAGCGTTGTGTACATCATAATCTGATTTATACATTACCTCTGCACCAACAAATGCTCCTATCATAGCACAAGACGCAATCGCATATGGATTATCAATACCCATCGCCACGCAAGAACCTGTGGTAGTAGTGCCGCCTAAAACGGCACCTACCTGTGATCTATTTGCGGCACAGTTAGTTAGCAATAAACTAACTAGTAAAATCCATATTATTTTTTCTAATCTCATCACAAATTATCTCACTGTTTACACTTTTAACGATATAGTAATCTTCTGTATTATCAATAACGTACTTTTGAGTAAAGTTATTTTCTTTCCAAAAGACTTCTGCTCTTGCAGTAATTGGTCTAAAATAATGTGTACCATCATTAGCACTTGTACATACAAAATCACCGTAAGCCATTATTGAACCTCACCCTTAAATACTTTGTTCCAAGGCCATTTTGATTTCATATCTGCCCAACCATTTTTTTGAAACTCTTTTGTTTTTTCCCATTCTGATTTACTCCAATCAGTTACTTTAGTTGGAAGTTCTTTTACATTTTCCAATACTTGTCCAGGATTTATTGTTTTAGTTTCTTCCGATTTGGCCATTGTCATTGTCAATAATACCATAATCGTTAACATCATCATTGTTCTCATACTATATTTTCCTCCCCATAGTTTTAAAGTCCTTAGCGTCAACAATCATATAAGGACCCTTGTTATATGCCACACTAATAGTTTTACCAGCAGGAATTTGTGTAGCGTAAATTCTCTTTGCTGTACTACCACCGATATTATTACTACACGGTATAGAATTTTCTACTTTTAAATGACTCAAATCTAATTCACCAGGTTTAGATTTCACATTTGGTTTAGTAAACTTACAAACAGACTCAAAGGTAGTTTTAATACCTTTTGATATTAACCACTTGTAATGGTTGAGTCTGATATTTTTTAGTTCTTTTTTAGATGGCATCCGCTGTTCCCAAATATTCAACCTCAGCTTCTTCTTCTCTTTTCTTTTGAAGATAAGTTTGGCCAAAAATTGTCATATAAAAACTATCTCTTGGATTTTCAGTTTGATATACTTTAAGTAAATTATCAAAGTTTATATCTACTTCGGAATAATAACTAGGATTCTTTCTCTTTAATTCTATATGGTCTTTTAAGAATTGAATACGGTTGGTAAATACATCATTCTCTTTTTCTTCATCTGTTTCTTTTTTAGATAGTTTCATATCTTTTTCTTTAGCCACATAAAACTCTTTAAACAGGTTTTCTTTGTCATACTTAAACATAATATACTCCTTTGTTAGTTTATCTCTCTATTATACCATAAAACGATTGTAAAGTCAAGCCTTTAAAAATCGTTGATTTACTTGCCTTGTTCGCTTTCAATTTCTAGTTGTAGTGAAGTATCAATGTCGGATTGTACTTTTGCCCACTTATCAAACTCATCTACCTCATTTTGTAATTTATTTTTGTACGTTGTTAAAACTTGTTTAGCGTCATTTACTCTTCCGTCATTAATTTGATTTAACGCTAAATCAATAATATCAATTGTTGCTATTGTTTCTATCATATTGTAGCCTCCTTATTTTCTACTAGTTTAATTTTTGTCAATGGGTGTGGATCATCTTCTCCAGCGTAAGTATCTATTTTGACATCACCATTCTCAACCGCCTCGTCAAAGGTTTGTGTGTCATCATCATAGTTAACTTTACCAATAAATTCTGTAGTACCACTATCTGAATAATCAGCGTCTACCATATATGTTTCAACACCATCTTTAGTTTCGGTAATCTCATCATTTATAGCAGCGTGATTAATACCACATTCACTAAACAGTTTATCTGCCTCGTCTTTATCATTTGCTAATACTTCTTGTTCAATTACAAGTGTATAGTAGGTTTTCTTTCTGTATAGGTTTTTACCTACATCTTTTTTATTAAGCATAATATTTGTATCAATTGACATAATATAGTCCTCCTTTGTTATTTTTTATTGTCTTCACTACTCATTAGTAATATGATATAGTGTATTGCTTTTAATAAATCTTTTCTATTCTTACCATCTTTTTTACCATATCTACACAAGTATTTGATGGCATTGGCCTGGCAGAAATCTTTATCTATACCAAGTTGTCTTAACATATCTTGTACTTGAAAACCGTCTTTGGTTGTACTATAGTGTTCACCATAAGTCGATTTGATGTAATCGTGTATTTCTTTAACTATTTTATCTTCATTGTATTTCATTAACTTGCCTTTTTGTTTAGGTTTTTATAAGAATATGATTGTGTTAAACTAGGATCAAAATCATATTTGAAAAATTGTCTGCCATTCCATAGTTGGCCATAGTCGTAAAATAAAGCATTATCACGGTAAGCAATATCACCAAATACATCTTCATATGTTTGATAATATTCATCACCTGTTAACACTTCTACTTTTGTACTACCAACAAAGTTAGTAGCTAATTCATTGTAATTTTTATCACAGAATTTTTTAATTCTGTCTTTGTTTCTTAATAAAAGATTAAGATACTTTAATGGTACATTTCTAAAAATGGTACTGTAACTATAAAAAAATTGATCGTACTTGTCATCTGTATCCTGGTATTCTCTACCATAAACTAAATGTACAGTATTATTTTTAGTTAATTTATTTACCATATGTGCCTTTCATTTGTTTACTTAATATTCTTTTTAACTTACATTCAAGTTGCCATATTCTAGTTCTTGTAACATTTAACATTTGACCAACTTCTTCTAAAGTTTTATTATTAATAAGTCTTTCTTTTAAAATAGTAAAGTATCTATTTCTAAAATAGTTTTCATCAGCTTTGTAAACATTTTTAATAGCTGCTGAAGATATTTTAATATTGTTTATAATATCTATTGCTTCTTGTACAGGATTATCAATCTCACTATCAAATCTTATCATATTAATCACCAAATTTAAGTAAGTAAGCCATTTCATCAAAATCAACCATATTTGTAACTAAACCAATATTGTCAATCTTTTCTAATTTACTAGCAGCGTCATCTAAAGTCATTTCGTTATTAACTAACTTGTCTTTAATGTCATCTACTTGTTTTTCAACTTGTTCAGTAGCGTATTCTTTCATTTTCATAGTGTTTTCTCCTTGTTTATATTATTAACCGTATCATACTTTTTATTATATGTCAAGCCGTTTTTTAAGTCACTTAATAAAACTCTTTTAAGTGAATTATCTTTTTGAAGAACCAGAGCATATATTCTTGTATCTATTTTGTTTTTCATATACTATTATAATAACATACCTGGCCTTAAAGTCAAGCGTTATTTTATGTTGATTTTACTTGCTTTTTAAAGCAAATGTTCTGGTTTTGTTCGTGTGAAGGGTGGCTTTTGGCCTATTTCCAGTTCTTTTTGACCCATTCCTGGTCTGATTCGTGTGGTTTTGGATTACCGTGGAATATGGCCACCTTGGCCAATGGTGATTCTTCAAATGTCCAAGTCTTTTTATGAAATCTAGTCTGACTACGGTCTAACCACTTATACGATTGTGTCCAAGTATCTGGAAATATCTTTAACTTCTTAACGCCAGGTTGTTCTTTAATATGATTTGTTATGACATTCTGGTCACCTTGTAAAGTCATATCTTTTGACTTATTTTTAAGAAATGGTTTCCATATGAAATCAGTAGCGTTAACATTATTAAACTTTAATATACTTGAATTGTACCAGATACCAGGTTGACCAAAATCTCTCATTACACAAAAACTGTCTTTGTCTTCATAATTAGCAAAACAATCTATATTATCTTTTATAACAACATCTAAATCCATATAAAGATTGGTGCCTTGTAGATTAGCCTCAGGACTAAACAACGTAAGTTTTTGCCAGTAACCTTTATATTCTTCAAAAGGTAACTTTCTAACCTCAAAATTATCACCTTTTATATTCTTGTGTAATTTAATTCTATCTGTAAACAATATAAACTTATGTGGTACTTTTAAATGTCTTTGTACCATATTGTATAAATTTTGTACATAGACGGTCTTAAACTTCAACCCCCAATTTACACACACAAAATTTATCATACAGTCAACCAATTAAATACAGCTCTCATACTTAATATTAAATAAGATAATTCCATCAATGCTCTTGGTATATCTTTATCTTTAATGCCAAAGTAAACCCATATAGAACAAGATATACAACTTAATGTCCACCCTACCCATTGTGTTGATACATTAGCACTTGATAAAATCCATACACTAGCCATCGCCAGAAAAAAACCTAGCCAGCGATAACCGTTTATATCTTT